TGACGGTGCATTCGTCGAGACCAGTACCTCTGAGTCTCACGGAGCTGGCTTCCAGAACATGTCCTTTGCCACTGAAGTTTATGACGACAATGGCTTTGCCGACTTGGGAACCAACGATGACCGCCTGACTGTACCAACTGGCGTGACTCGTGTTAACGTGAGCGCACACTTGGAAATGTCTGCTGTACTCGGTGGCACCGGGAACCGGGCAGAAATCCAACTCTTCAACAGTAGTGATGTTCTTCAGAACTCTGTTGCTGGTCACTCAGCTGACCACTTCTACGACACTCCCCGTATCTCAATGACAGCACTCGGTGTCCCTGTAACAGCAGGTGACTACTTCGTGGTTCGTTCTATCTTTGAAGATAGTACTACCACTATCGAGTACAAGTCTTTCGCAATACAAACGGTGTCCTAATGTGGCGTAACACTAAACTCATTATTGCCGGGTCAGTTATAACTGGCTGCTCTGCCGTCGCAGACTTTGCTGCCACCAAGATAATGGGGGCAAGCAGTGATGGTATCAGTGCAGAACTGACTGTCGGTGATAAAGAGCAGGTAGTGGGCAGCAACATAGAAGTCAAATCAGATAAGGTAGACAAGGTGGTCGGCAACTCCGACAACTCTACTAAGGTGGATGGTGCCCAGACCGTGGAGGTGACTAACGTAACCTACCCGGCATGGCTCATCATTGCATTGCTCATCAGCAACTTCATCACCTTGTGTCTACCTACTCCGACGCAGATGTGGGAATACCTCAAAAGGAATAAGCAATGAAGATTAACTTTAAAGGTGCCTGCAATATCAAGGTGCCATTTGAGTACGTGTGCCTGACTTGCAGGGAGCATGAAGTCATTGAGCATACCCGGAAGGAAGACATGGCTAACCGGAAATGCAGCGCATGCGGTAACTTGATGGCACGTCACATAGACGGCGCTCCTTCACTGGACGCCGATTATCATGAGTCACAACTCACACACAACTTAGGGTGGGATTAACTATGGAGGAGAAAGATGAACAGACGCCGGAAGAGACTAATGCTCTGTCGAAGGAAGACTTACTTCCTCGCACAGAAGACGAGTTACCAATACCGTTAAGTCTTCGTCACTCGACACAAGCATTGTTCTACGAGTATCGGCACCAGACGACCTCGAAGGTACAAGCACCATATACTCTCAAGGATTATGACGTGCATATCGGCGGCAAGACCTACCGCTCGATGTACATGGTATACATGTCCTGTGACAGTGAGTATGAAGCGGCCATCAAACTCTTGGGGTCTTACGGCCACTGGAAGAAGTTGGTAGCAGCGAAGTGGTTCGCTGATTACTATGCACGTTGGGAGTATGAGCGGAACGTCCGTGACGAAGCTCTGGCACGTAGCGTAGTTGTGAAGTTAGCAGAGAAGGGTAATGTGACCGCAGCCCGGACACTGTTCCAGAATAGTAAAACGCATAATCCGGGAGAGCCGGGCCGACCTGCAAAGGGCGGTAAGCGTAAGGAAGGTTCAGGTAGCGCCGAGTTAGATGAGATGTTAAGTCGAGCTTCCGAAGGTTAAGGCAAGCAGAGATGTCAGCAGAATTGGTTCAGTACGCACTTCTCATCCCCATTGGGTGGTTAATGATGTGGGTGAAGATTCTATCTGGGAGGATAGATAAGATGCAAGCAGAGACATACACGAAGGATGAGACAACCGAGATGATTAAGCTCCACTTAGCGCCGATAGAAAAGCAGTTGGACAACGTGGAGAAGAATACCGATGAAATCAAAGACATGATTAAGGACTTAGTGAATGACGCAAAAGCTAAGTAAGGACAGAGATGTACGTCTGGCTGCTTTGCGCGATGAATGTAAACACTCCTTATGGAAGTTCGCTTGTTCGGTGGAGCCTCACCGGGTGTATGGTGAATGCCATAGGGAGTTGTTTGAATTCTGGCAACAGTCCGAAGTTCAAGCGATTGATAACACGCTGGCCCTCATGCCTCGTGACCATCAGAAGTCTCACTGTCTCGCCGTCCGTTGTGCATGGGAAATCTACCGGAACCCTGCCATTACTATCATCTACGTATCTGCGACTTCAGGTTTAGCAGAACGTCAGCTATTAGATATTCAGAACATCATGGAGTCGAAGTACTTCAGGCTCCTGAGTCCAGATATGATTCACCCTGAGAAGGGTAAACGTGCAATGTGGAACACTAAGGAGATTAGTGTTGACCATCCTGACCGAGAGAAGGAAGGTGTGCGTGACCCGACAATCGCAACAGCAGGACTGACCACCAACACAACAGGGTGGCATTGTCAGTTCTTGGCTAAGGATGATGTGGTTGTGCCGGACAACGCATACACCTCAGATGCACGTAAGAAGGTGGCAGCGGCCTGTTCGCAGCTGGCATCGGTACTTACCACCGGAGGGGTAGAGTGTGCCGTGGGTACACGTTACCATCCGAAAGACCATTACAACTCCCTCAAGAATATGGTGGAGAATATTGCCGACGAAGAGACAGGCGAAACTATCGACACACGGAAGGTGTACGCTGTACACGAGCGTCAGGTTGAAACTAACGGTGAGTTCTTGTGGCCTCGTGAAGCACGTAAGTCCGACGGTAAGATGTTCGGATTCAACTGGGCCGAGTACAACCGGAAGAAGGCCAAGTACGAAGATACCCTCCAGTTCTTCGCACAGTACTATAACAACCCTAATGACTTGGAGAACAGGAAGCTTGACCGTAGTAACTTCCAGTACTTCAAGCGTGAACACATACGGATGAAGCAGGGCATCTGGTATTACAATGACCGGAAGCTGAAGGTGTATGCTGCCATCGACTTCGCGTACAGTCTCAAGATTGATGCCGACCATACAGTAATCATCGTCGTCGGGATTGACTGGGAAGGCAACTACTACGTTTTGGATATATGCCGATTCAAGACCAAGAAGATACGGGTGTACTTCGATAACCTGAAGGACATGCTTATCAAATGGGAGTTTAACCAGCTACGTGCTGAGGTAACTGCGGCACAGGCAGTAATCTGTCAGGGATTGAAAGACCTGATATCGGAGGAAGGTGTGTCCTGTAGGATACATGAGCACCGACCGAACAGGTATGACGGGGCCAAGGAAGAACGTATTGAGGCAGCACTGACTCCCAAGTATGAGGAGAATCAGGTGTACCATTACAAGGGAGGACTTTGTACTCTACTGGAAGAGGAGTTACAATTGGACAATCCAGAACATGATGATATCAAAGATGCCTTCGCGTCATGTGTATCAGGCGACTACGTGAAACGGCCAAGACGACCGACACGGGAAGACGAAGGTGCAGTGACAAGCAGCCTTAAATTCAATAGTAAATTTGGTGGAGTAGTTTAGTATGAACACAGACGTAGCTGCGGTAATCGCGGCATTAACGCCGGAGAACATGGCAGATGAGATTCTGCAAATGTGGACACGGTTTAAGAATGCACGAACATCGTGGGAAGAAGAGATGGTAGAGTTGCGAGCGTTTCAGTTTGCCACCAGTACCCGGACTACTGAGGCCAACCAACCCGGCTTCAAGAACAGTACCACCATCCCTAAGCTATCCCAGATTGCGACGAACTTACGGGCCAACTACAATGCCCATTTGTTTAGTAACCCTAATTGGGTACAGTTCGAAGCACACGACAAAGACTCTGCCACACTGGAGCAGCGTAATGTAGTCGAGGCTTACGCTCGCACTAAGGCGGAGCGGAAGGACTACGAAGGTATTCTTGGCACATGTCTGGACGACTGGTTGTTTGCCGGGGCCACCTTCGCACAACAACGTTACGTCACTGAGTGGGGTAAGGACGGGAACGATAATGATATCGTCACGTACCAAGGCCCAGTGCTGGAGAAGATTGCCCCAGCAGATATAGCCTTTGATGTCACTGCCTCCAGCTTCCAAGCAGCACGTAAGGTTATCCGTCGTGTGTACACCATTGGCGATATTGCCAAGATGGTAAACTCAGATGAACACTCAGCCTTCACTCCAGAGCTTCTGGAGAATCTACGTATCACACGTAACAATGTCCGTAGTGCCGGGTACACCGTTGCCCCTGAAGGGGTAGACTGGAAGCAGACCGCACTAACCCGTGACGGTTTTGGTAATTTGCTGGACTACATGAACAGCGATATCGTAGAGGTGCATGAGTTCTATGGCGATATGTACTCACTGGATACCGGGGAGTTCTTAGAGAACTACCGTATCACTGTCATCGACCGGAGAATGGTCATCGACAAGACACCTATTACTACAGCCAATGGCTCACAGTATCTGTACTATGCCACCCCTGAGACAAGACCGGACAACCTTATGGGCATGTCCCCACTTGCCCGTATCGTCGGTATGCAGTACAAGCTGGATAAGTTGGAGAATATGCGAGCTGATATCTTCGACCAGATTGCTAACCCAACAGTGGTAGAGCAGGGTGATGTGGAGTTCTACGGTACTCGCGGTGCGCCGGGAGGCCGTTATGTTACAGATGAGCAGGGCAATGTACGTTACCTTGTACCAGACTCAACCATCCTGAATGCTGACTTCCAGATTCGTAATGTCATGGAGATGATGGAAGAACTGGCAGGTAGTCCACGTAATGCGTCAGGCTTCCGTACACCGGGCGAGAAGACTAAGTTTGAGGTGCAGGTACTGGACAACGGAGGCAACCGAATCTTCCGTGACAGGACAAAGAGTTTCGAGCGCACTTTCTTGGAGCCTATCTTGAATGATATGATTCAGCTGGCTCGGGAGAATCTGGGTGAGACTGACTTAGTATCCACCACCAGTAACCAGTTCAATACCACAGAGTTCTTGGAAGTACGCCGGGATACTCTGGCAGTGAGTGGACAGTTACGTGCAAGGGGTAGTCAGTTGTTTGCAGAGAAGGCCAACGCTTTACAGAACCTGACAACTATACTGGGCCAGCCAGTGGCACAGATATTCAACCAGCATATCTCCCGTATCAAACTGGCCCAAGCCTTAGAGGAGTTAGGAGACTTCAAAGAGTTTGGTATAATCGTGCCTAACATCGGTATACAGGAAGACCAAGAAACGCAGCGTCTGGCGCAGCGGTCACAAGGTACGACACAGGCAGCAGATGTTGTAGCTGCTTCTGAGCCTGCTGAACTGGAGCCTGAACTAGAGGAAGAGGTTGAAGAGTAATGAACGCTTTGCGTATTGTTAAGAAGTTCAAAAACCTGACACCAGCTGAGGAGAGGGAGTACGCTGTACTCCTCAATGCCAGTGCCGGGGCAGTAGGGATTATCATTGAGTACCTTGAGGGTACTGTGATGGCAATAGACAGGGAACTTACAGACGTGAAGTCCCTCTATTCCAGTAGTGGTAATAGTCATTTAGAGGTAGCTGCATTACTGGCTACCCGTTCAGCTAACATGAAGTTGTTGGAACTGCTTACCCAAGAAGTAGTAGTGCCACCACTTGACGAAACAAACGAGGGAGTATAATATGCCTGACATTAACAACCTATTCGATGGAGTACAGACCACCCAAGCACCAGAAGTTACAGGTGAGGAAGCCATGGAGCAACTGGTAGGCGAGGGTAAGAAGTATGCATCGGTAGAGGAAATGGCAAAGGCTTTTGTACACGGCCAGCACCATATCCAAACTTTAGAGCAGGAGACCGCAGCATTGCGTGAGACCTCTCAAAAGGCTAAGAGCATAGAAGATGTGCTTGCAGCCATTAAAGGCACTGATACACAAGAACCTGACCAGCAGCCGCAAGACCAGCAACAGTCAACAGGTAGCGAACTTAGTGTAGCAGAGCAGATAGCAGCAGCATTCGCAGAACGAGACCAGAAATCAGTAGCCGAGCAACAGGATGCCAACCGTCAGGAAGTCATCACTGAGTTAGGCAAACTCTACGGTACAGAGGCTTCGCAAATCTATACCAAAGTGGGTAACGATTTAGGTATCAATCTGGATGAGCTGGCGGGTAAATCCCCAGCAGCTGTGCTTAAGTTAGTGTCGGATGCCAGACCAGCGCAACAACACCAACCGTCAATGCCTAACAGTACGCAGCGTACTCAAACTCCGGGACAACCGAGTGGAGTACTTAATCAGTCAGCCATCCAAAAGATGTACAACGATGGTAAGATTAAGCTCCATGAGAAGCATGCGTTAGAGAACAAGCAGCTGTCGGCACTAGGCCCAGCTGACTTTTACAAGTAACAAGGTGATTTGAAATGAGTGGTAACAACACTACTAACTCCCAGAGCATCATCCGTTCGGAGTTATGGCAACAGCAGCTGGAAGAGATTCTTCACGAGAATCTTTTAGGCGTACCGTTCGTTCGTCAGGTAGACTTCCCAGATGGCACAGCTTTCACTATGCCGTCTCTTGGTACACCTGCTGTACGTGACCTGCCAGAAGGCGCTGAAGTAACCTTCGACGCACTGGATAACGGTGAGACAACCATCACAATGAACGCTCCTGTAGTAGCAGCTAACTCTATCTCTGAGGTGCTGTTGGAAGATTCAATGTGGGCTAACGATTTGCTTTCTGCCATTCCGGGTGAACAGGCACAGGCAATCATGGAACGTTTTGAAACTGATACGCTGGCTCTGGCTATGCAGCAGTTCAACGGAACAGACGACCAGAACTTAATCAACGGTGTTGCTCACCGTAAGATTGCATCTGGTACTAACGAAATCATGCAGCCGCAAGACTTCGCTTTTGCCGGGTACTCCCTGAAGAAAGCTAAGGTTCGTCGTCAGAACCTGATTGCGATTGTTGACCCTTCAGTTGCATACGCGCTGGAGACTACCACTAACTTGGTAAACGTCAGCAATAACCCTAAATGGGAAGGTGTGATTGAGTCTGGTATCGAGTCTAACTTCCGTTTCATCCGTAACGTATATGGTTTCGACGTGTTCGAATCTAACTTACTGCCGGATATGAACGAGACTATCGATGGTCTGACTACCACCGCTGGTAAGGCTAACCTGTTCATGTCAATGCAACAAGGTATCTTACCTTTCGTGCTGGCATGGCGTCGTAAGCCTAAGCTCATCTCTGAGATGGATAACAAAATCCATGAGCTACAGACCCAGACTACTGCCCGTTGGGGTTCAGGTCTGGTGCGCGACGAGAACCTAGTTGTTATTGGTTCTGACACTGACCAAGTAGGATAAGGAGTCTAACATGGCACGTATCTCTATCACTGCTGGCGCAACTGCTGGCAGTAAACGCCGAGCTGCTACTGACTATGGCCCTCGCGTCATTGAAGATGTAGCACCAAGTAAGTACGCTCATGCACAGGGCATCTCTAAGTTGGAGTACACCTTCAGCTATGATGACCTTCCAGTGAATGGTCTGGATGAGTTGATTCTTCGTGTACCTGCTAATGCGGTAATCAAGTCTGCACATATCCGTGTGCTGACTGCTGCTGCTGGCGGTACTTCATACGACTTCGGTTTATACCAACCGGATGGCACAGTTATCGATGCTGATGGTATCGATGCTGCTGTGGCAACAGCTGCCTTAACAGCTGGCGCACACATCGCATGTGACGGTGCCCTGATTGGTGCTTCTATCGGTGCAGATGCTGGTCAGCTTGTAGTAGCTGCAACTGGTACATTCACTGCTGGTAAGTTCCAAGTTGTACTAGAACTTGAAGAGCAGCTTGCACGAGCGTAAACTACTCGTAAGCAAAGTACTTAATAAGGGGGCCTTGTGCCTCCTTTTTTATTTGAGGAATTTACAATGGGATTACATAAGGATGTTGGCGAGACCAACATGCACGAACCTAAGAATATGACCACCCTTACTGCTGGAGCTGCCGATGTAGGTAAGGTTCCTATCTCTAAAGGGGACGGTACAACCGAAGCACGTAAACTTAAACATTCCGAACTGGACACTTCCACATTACACTATGGTCAGTTGAACGTGACTAACAATACGTCCACCATAGCACTGACAGCTGCAACAGATTCTACTCTGGCTACAAACTCAGATTACATACAGGTTACAGGCATAACAGATGCCCTTCCTCACGGATTAAACAACGGTATCACTCAGCAGGCAGACACACTCACCGTACAGCAAGATGGTGACTATGAGTTACATATCTGGGTAGATGCCTCATCCTCTGTAGCCTCGACCGTGATTGCTTTTAAGTTCGCCGTCAATGGTGTGATTGTTCCCGGACGCCGACCTAAGAACTTCTTACGTAACTCGGGAGAGTTCCATAACATGAGCGCACACGAATGGGCGTCTCTTAGTGCAGGAGATGTGCTATCCCTGTGGGTAGCCTCAGACAAGACGATTAACCTTACAGTCGAAGATGCTGTTACGTCTGTACGCATGATACGTGCTACTTAAGGAGGACTTATGGCAAGACGTGGAGGAGTAGACCAGAAGATACAGGTTACTCGTGGCTTTGTCACTGAGTTCACCGCATTGTCCTTCCCAGAGGATGCAGCCATTGATGTGGACAACTGTATCATAGACCCAGACGGCAGTGTGCGTCGTCGTCCCGGCTTAGATTTAGAACAACAGTGGAAGGCTAACTCAATTGACGGAGGTGTACTGGTCGAAGCTGCCCTCCCAGACCTTGCCTTCTCTACCCACTTATGGGAGTTCGTAGCTAACTCAGGTACGCTGAACATCGTAGTACAGCAGATAGGGGCAGAGCTTCAGTTCTATGCGCAGGTGGGTGCCATCAGCCAAAGCTTGCTGGGCACACTGGACATGAGCCTATATGCCGTAGACTTGGGTGAGTTAAAACGGAACCCAGTACAGGTAGCCAGCGGCTTAGGTAACTTGTATGTAGTGAACCCCTACATGGAACCTGTCCGGGTATCGTATGACGGCACGTCGTTCACAGCGATACAGCTGGATATTCAAATCAGGGACATGGAAGGTCTGGACGATAGCTTGGAGATACAGGAACGGCCAACCAGCCTGACCCGTAACCACTACTACAACTTACGTAACCAAGGCTGGACAGATGCCAACATCCTGAAGTTCACTGGACTGGCAGCAGGTACTGACCTTTGTGCTGGAACAGGCGCACCGGGAGGACTGGCCGCAGGAACTAACGGTGACTTCCCAAGCAATGCAGATAACATGTCCGTGGGTATCGTGACCAATGCCAGTGGTAACTTGGTGTTTGACCACACCTTCGTAAGGGAGAGTAACTTAGGTAATACCCCGGCACCGAAGGGCCACTTCATATTGAACGCCTTTAACAAGGACTACGACACTGCACTGGGTTGTCCCGGTACAGGCTTTGCCACATTTGCGACACGGCCAGAGTCGGTAGCCTTCCATCAGGGCCGAGCATTTTACACATCACCCAATACCCAGAACGTAGTAGGCGGTGTGTTCTACTCACGCCAGTTAACTGAGCCTGACATCGACGGGGAATGCTTCCAACAAGCTGACCCTACAGCTGATGAGATTAATGATTTGGTTGATACCGATGGCGGATTCCTACCTATGCCGGGTGTAGGTGAAATCTATACCCTGAAAGAGATAGGTGGTGGTGTAGCTGCCATTGCATCCAATGGTGTGTGGTTTATCTCTGGTGCTGAAATAGGTAGCGCGTTAACAGCGACAAGCTTACGCCTATCCAAGGTGAGCAAGGTTGGGGCACTTGGGCCGAAGAGTGTAGTGGAGGCCGAAGGGTCTCTATTCTATTTTGGTATCGACGGCATTATCCAGCTTACCTCTAATGAGATAGGACTGGATGACCAGAACCTGACACAGAATACTATCCAGTCATTCTACGTGTCCATCTCAGCTGATGCCCGGAGGGATGCAGCATCTGTGTACATCCCAGAACAGCGTAAGATATACTGGGCATACCGGGATGTGGTGGAGGAGACATCACCTACCAATGTAACCTTCAACAAGTTCCTGATTCTCGACTTCGATATCCGGGGATTCTATAAGTACTCTATCGCAGAGGATGCCACACAGAACTTCCCGGAGATAGTGGGCCTAACGCTAATCAAGCCCCTGACTTCAGGTACTGCGGTGGTGCCAGTACTGGAACTGGACGGCACTAACGTAACAGAGCTGGATGGTGTGACTCCTGTTACTGAAGAGGTAGAGGCCGACTCAGGACAGATTACTCAGTTGAAAGCTGCCACACTGGTTTACTCCACAGTGGATGCCGGGTATAAGTTTACCTTCTCCACCTTCCACAGCAGGTCATTCACAGACTGGTGGGATACGAGTACAGATGGTATAGGTATACCGATGAGTTCTTATATTGAGTTCGCTGAGTTCAATATGGGAGCCTTCCACGTTAAGGGTACTCCCCGGTACGTGCATACCTTCTTCCAGCATACGAGTAAGAACTTGGAGCCGGGAGGCTATTACCAGTTACCGCCACTGTACTACCAGAGTACAGGGGTACGTGTATCGCAATCAGTGCTGGAGGTCTTGAACAGACCATCATCTAATCTGAGAGCGTCACAATCAGTTACTGAGGTGTTGATGAAAGCTCCATCTGACTTCAGAGCGAGCCAGTCAATAACAGAAGTACTATACACACTTTAGGAGTAGACAATGAGTTTATTATTTATGGATGGTTTCGACCATTACACTGCCTCAGAAGACAAGTATGATGCTGTGTCCATTACTGGTGGCACCTCACATAACGTGACAACTGAGGGACGGTTCACCCCCGGAGCTTACCACTTAACGGGAGTTACTGGCGGTACAGCTGGTAACGGTACAGTGGACAAGAACATCACCACGACAGAGACGGAGTGTATCTTCGGCTTTGCTTTTAAGTATGATGCCAGCGTAGCTTTCGCTGACTTCGTGTTCCTTGATACAGGCGGTCTCCAGCAAGGTGGTATCTCAATCAACGGTGCAGATATCGATGCCATAGGTAAGACTACATCGGTACTGGGCACAGCTACCAGTGCCCTCACTGTATCGGTATGGCAGTATGTGGAAGTACGGGTTAAGGCCCATGCTACACTGGGTGAGATTGAGATTAAGGTGAATGGTACACAGGTGTTAGGTCTCACAGGTCTGGATACCCGAGGCGGTGCCATGGGTAAGTGGCGCATAACTCGTGGTGCAGAGGGTGATGATTCATGGATTGATGACCTGTACATTCTGGACACTGGTGGTTCAGACAACAACACCTTCTTAGGTGATGTGCGTGTCACAGCTCTACGTCCCAAGGCCAATGGTACTAATAACAACTTCACTCCTACTGGTGCAGCTACCAACTACCAAGCTATGGATGAAACCTTACACGACGGAGATACTACTTTCGTGGAAGCAGGTCAGCTGGGTGCTAAGGAAGATTACGACAACACCAACTTCTCAGACTTGGGTATCTCGCCCGGCACTATCTTCGGTGTGCAGACAGTGAATGCCACCAAGAAGACGGATGCCGGACAGCTGAAGTTCAGAGACCAGATGATTGTTGGCGGTATTGCTTACGACAACGGCACCGATGTCATTGCCTCGTCAGGAGCCTACAAGATGACCACCTACATCCGGGACACAGACCCGTCTGACAATGGTGCATGGACTGAGGCCAAAGTGGATGCCGTAGGTAGTGGCTTCGAGATTACCTTCCGGGAGGTATAATGACTTTATCCGACGTGTACAGCTGCCTGCTCACTGCTAAGTTCGATTACGCACTGGATGCAGGCACTGGTAAGTGGACTCCTCAACAGGAGGCTTACAAACTCAGCACTCGTCGGCTCGCAAGGGCCAACGTTGCCGAGCAGTTCTACCCTTACAAGGTAGTTGAAACTAAACTTAAGGTGAATGGTGTGGGTAAGGTGGTAGTGCTGCGGTACGAATCATCCCCCGGCAAAGACTTCCAGTTGATAGGCCGTATCACTCCGTTCACTACATCAACCGAGGGATAACATGGCAAAGCTAACGATACTACAGTTTGTGCAGCAGGTGGGTGAGGCGATTGAGTCCGATGAGATTGACGTTCTTGACGAGACCAATGAGTCCTTAGCCATCGGCACCATCCTGAAGCAGACATACAACGAGATACTTGACCGTCGTGACTGGGAGTTCCTTCGTGACCGGGTAGTGCAGCTGGATGCACGAGATGCAGGTGACTTGCAGCTGAACAGGCTGAAGATTCCAGACAACGTGACACAACTCCAGTGTGTCCGGTATGTGGACAGCAACGGTAAGTTTCGTGACCTAACGTACTTGCAGCCTTGTGACTTCCTTGAGAAGTTACATGCCCGTAACCCGGCAGATGCTGACGTTACTACCATCAATAACCCTGATGGAGTACCCATGTACATTCAGACTAACGTAGGCCCAACCTACTACACAAGCTTCGACGAAGAGTACCTGTACTTCGACGCTTACGATGTCACTAGAGGAGTTGGGAATCTGATAGCTGACTCTGTTATAGTAGGGCACATTAAGCCAACGGTAGACTTCACCGACCCGGCAGCGACATTGCCGATACCGGAACGGATGCACTCCTTGGTACTTAATGAGACCATTGCCACGGCCAACTACAGGCTAAGGCAGACGGCAGACCCACGCAGTGAGCGTCTGGCCCGTAGGCAGAACATCAAGATGCGCGAGCTGGAACCAAGGACACAGCGTGACGAATCAGTAGCGAACTATGGCAGGAGGACACGTAGTGGAAGATAGGAAGACAAACAAGGTGTTGTTAGGCACAACCCCTAATGGCAAGGAACTGTACTATGTGGCGAAGAGTAATGCCACGGTACGCTTCATTGAGCTGGGCAGTGGTGGTAAAGTACCTCCCTGCTTATCAGGTGGATACAGTTCAGTAGGTGCTGCTCAGTCAGCAGTGAACAACTACCTCAACTCTTTGGAGAAAGGTACGGCCAAAGAGGAGGCCAAGCCTAAAGCCAAGCCCAAGGCGAAAGCCAAGTAACTCTCCCCACAAGGCTGCATCTTCGGATGCGGCTTTCTTCATTTAAGGATACCCACAAATGGATAACGAACTACTAATAGGAACTATCACTTACGCACAGCTGGTGGAAGAGATGCACAAGGCCATGGGAGACCACTGGCAGGAGGTGCCCTTCGGCAACTTCGAATTAGACCTGAAGTTAGATGACGCTGCCTACCTGCATGCGGAGGCTGAAGGCCATCTGCGTATCTATGTTGCGTACATGGGCAGGTATCCCATAGCGTACATGGCAGTGCTGGCATCCGGCATGTTACATCATGCAGGAGAGATGCAGGCAGTGACCGATTCCTTCTACGTCGTGCCGGAGTACCGCAATGGAGGTATTTTTGGTAAACTGCTTGCACACATAGAGGAAGATATCAAGGAACTCGGCATCAGATTCCTAACGGTATCCCATAATCCACAGTACAAAGGCAACACTCCTGACCTATTAGAAGATGCAGGTTACATGGTCACAGAGGTAGCTTACACTAAAGAGGTATAACGATGGCAACCGTAGCAATCATAGCAGGGGTAGTCAGTGCAGGCGCAGCAGTAGCAGGTGTAGTGCAGCAGCGTAGAGCATCCCGAGCACAGCGTCGGCAGGCTGAAGTAGCCAACCGTATCCAAGCCAACCAGCGTATGCGTAGTGTACGTCGTGCTATCGCAGCAGCAAGGGTACGTAGAGCACAGGCAGAAGCAGCAGGCTTCGGTCTTGGTGTGGCAGGAGGAACAGCAGTAGGCGGTGCAGTGAGTGGTATCCAAGGAGACTTGGCAACCTCAGTAGGTGCATCTAACCAGCAGTTCACAGGACAGCAGGCAGTGACAGCTATTGCCAACCGACGGAGTGAGTTGTTAGAAAGTGCTAACACCTTCGCAGGTATCGGCGGTATAGCTGGGCAATTCTCCGGGCCAATAGGCGCACAGAACCTAAGCGCGATTCAAAACTTATTTACTGGATAACACTATGGCAGATGAACTACTTAACCCAGAAGGGTTAGACAGAGTACTTGACCAAGAAGAGATGGAGACCAACCCTACCGCATTAGAGGAAGGTGGTTTACCTGAGCTACTGGACGGTGGACAGGGCAGCGGTGACAAACGCCGGGCCATACAGTCGGGTGACTTGGCTACTCTTCGGGGTGACGTAGCAGATGAAGCAGTAGCGGCCAATGCGTCTGAAGAGTGGAACCATACAGACTCTCTGGCACAGGAAGCAGAGAAGTTGTTCTCTGAGCTGGAGCAAGAACTGGCAGCTGCATCAGTGACAGCCATGCAACAGGCCCCCGGCAATACAGCCCAGATTACAGAAGACCTCACCTCCGGGGTGAAGGCTATCGAAGACTTGAAGACCAGCCCAGCAGCAGTAGAGCTGGCTGTGATTCAACGTGCCACCAACGTACCACTCAAAGCAGCCGTCCGGGAGGAGGCAGCATTCAATATCGCAGCACGTAACGAGCTTGCCGCCATGTTGGATGAGCAGGGACTGATGGACAGGATACTGGACATCGGTGGCTTGTTTGTGCCTGCACGTACCACCATCGAATGGGAAGACGTGAAGAAGGGTGTGAGAGCCGATAAGCAGCTTTCTGCCTTCTTGACTGGTGATAGCATTGCTCAGATGATAACGTCTTGGCAGGCGCTTCCTACAGAGCGTAAGAAGGCTTTATACCCTGCACTTGCAGAGACAGTCTTCGGAGCCACAGGAATTGAGGGTGACTGGGGTGATTTAACAGACCAGAACATGCTGCTTGGCGCATCCATGCTGCTCCGCTTCCTCGACCCGGAAGGTGGAGAGCGAGCATCCCATGAGCAGAAGGTGGACTTGGGACTGGAAGCCTTAGCACTGGCACCGGGAGCAATCAAACTGCTGAAGAACATCGACGCTGCCGGATTAGGCGGAGCATTCAAGGGGCCTAAGTCAGGGCCTTTTCGTCCTACCCCTAAAGGGCCAGTTACAGATGGTGGTCTAAACCGTATCTCCGCAGAGGTATCGGCATTACCAGCTCCTACCCGTAAGGCTATGGAGAGCGCGTTACTTAGTGCCGGGGAACGTGCAGCTAAGGAACACAACTTGGTTAAGGTGATTGCCAAGGCTGGAGACAGAGCCGAGGCAGCACGTATTAACATCGCTGCCATGTCCTCAGAAGACATTCAGCGTGTTGTCGGTATCAGCACAGACGATGCAGTGACCAATGCCATGCCGTACCAGACACAAGGCTGGCTACCGCAGGCAGTTGAAGGCTTAGTACCTGAGATAGGTAAGAAGCTGAACGAGTTCTACCGTACAGCAGAGGGTGCAGTTACCAGCGTAACCTCCCACTCTAACCGTATGCGTATCGGTGCCACTACCCGGACTGACCGGGCTAATGAGATTCGTAACTTCGAACAGGAGATAGAGCGTGTAGGTGAAGACATCCTGTCTGATGGCCTCACTATCTCTGATGTGAAGATTACCGGAGAGAATACAGAAGCATTCACCTTTGAGTACACCATCACCGACGCCACAAATACAGCACGTACCTTAACAGGTCGTCGCTCATGGTCAGCTGGCCGGGTGCAGGGTGACTACTCGGCTACGGCAGAGGACTTGGTAGCAACATCCTCTTCAGATTTACCGGGCCAATCCCCTGCTGCATGGTCGAAGACTAAGCCGGGAGATGCACAGGACTTCAACGACACTGTGAAGCTGGCTATCCAAGTGGAAGACCTGACAGTGGCAGTACGTAATGACACTGCTGACCTATGGATTGAGGCGAACAAAGCAGTAGCTGGTCTGGGTGATAAAGGTAAACGTGCCCAGCTGAATGCCTTGGAGCTGGAAGGTGATGAGTGGATTAACCCTACCACTGCTGAGAAGGGTAAGGTGTTCCTGCCAGAGGAACTGCATGCCAAGGGTATCACTGACCCTGATGTGGTAGAAGCCTACTATAAACGTCGCTTAGTGGCTGATGCCTTCCACAGCATCGACAACTATGCCACTCGCCGGGAGTTAGAACTCACTGGCTTTAAACGTAGTGTGATTATCGGGGAAGGGGAAGACGCAGCCATGCTGTTCGTCAAGCCTTTCGATGATATCCAGCAGGCCAAGTCATCACTGGCAGCTAAGAAAGACTTCGGTGTGTACGATGTCCTAACCGGGAAGATATTCACAGCAACCGATGCCCACATTGACACCGTGTATGAGTCTGGTCGTATGATTGTACGCAGTCATGAGGACTGGAATACGACAGGTAATGACCTTGCCCGAGGCGGTGAGCATGTGGAATACATTGCAGTACCTCGTGAGGCTATCAAGCCCTTACCAGAGCAGGTGAACCACTACAAAGCAGGCTATGTACCGAAGGCACATGAAGGTATTGAGTTCGTAGCACAGCGTGTATACCCGATGAAGAAGCGAGGAACAACCACAGCAAGTAAGACGGAGGCTATTAGGGCCTTCTCTTCACGTCTGGATGCAGAGCAATTCCTTGAGCAGCAGATAACTACCCATATGAGGGTAGCTGGTGTCACTCGTGAGGTGGCAGAGAAGTTGTATGTACTGGCAGATGGCTCCGCTATGTCCCAGATTGAGCGAGCAACTAACTCCCTGTCCGGTAGTAAGGGCCTGTTCACAGGTACTCGTGCCAAGGATGACCTACTTCAGGGACTGGATGGTCAGCCTATCCAGCGTATGCAGCCAGAGGATGTACTGGGACGGTGGCTTGACCACCTCTCCACCCGTGTAACCAAGAATGAAATGCGTATTGGTAAGGAACAGGAGTGGCTGAACACAGTACGACGTATGTTGCCGGAGGTGGAACTGAAGGGCTTCGACGGTACACGTCTACCTAACGATGATACAGGTAAGGCACTGGAGCGTTTACGCAACCAGCTCCGTATCTGGAACACTGTACCTTCCAAGAAGGAGTCCCTGTTTGAGGCATCGGTACAACGTACCCATGACTGGGCACTGAATGGTAGCCGTACACTGGGCCTACAGAAGAATGCCATCGAATCTATCCTGTGGTTGAAGCACTCTAACCCGGCAGGGGCTATGATGGCAGCGAACATGCACACTATGCTGGGGGTACTGAACCCGGCACAGCTATATGTGCAGGCATCGGCAGCTACCGTGGCCCTATCACTGGCACCTGTGGCCGAGATTCCTAACATCTTAGCCAAGACCATAGGCTTTGGTGCTATCGATAATATCAAGGACGGTAATACGGTAGGTAAGATATTCAAGTCTATGCAGGGAGACAGAGAGCTTGCGGATATTGTGGCAGATGGTGGTGAAATGTACCGGGCATGGGACAGGTCTGGTCTGCGTGAGTCGGTACGTGGTAACGCCGACCTCAACTACGTAGCAAGTACTGGTATTGGTGTGTCTCGTGACGTACTACGTAAGGCAGGTAACGTCAGCCTTATGATATACCGGGCAGCAGAGCTGGTTAACCGTCGTATCTCCTATATCACAGCCTTCACCAACTGGCGCAAGGCCAACCCGACGGCAGTGATTGATGACGCAGCTGAGTCTGACATCCTTCGACAGGCCAACCTATTCATGCTGGAGCTGAATGGTGCTAACCGAGCATGGTGGCAGGCAGGTAATGGGGCAACAGGTGCCCAGAAGACGGCAGCAGTGGCGACACAGTTTGCACAGGTACTGGCAAAGACCATCGAACTAACCCTAAAGGGTGAGGGACGTGGTGGATTTACCAAGGCACAGAAGGCCCGAGCAGTGACAGGGCAGATGCTGGCATTTGGTGCAGCAGGTGTACCCCTAATGAGTATGGTAGGGCCAAGGCTAACAGACTGGGTGGTAGACCAGACAGGCTTAGACCGTACAACTGACGCAGACACCATCGCTTCCCTTGCTAACACCTTCAATCAGGGGTTTGCAGGGTTCGTGGCACATGAGGTATTTGGTGCTGAGGTAGATGTTGCGAGCCGAGCGGCACTGGGTGTCGGTGTATTCGACAAGGTGAAGGACATTATCACCAGTAAAGACCCGGCATGGGTTAAGCTGTTGTCTGTAACCAGTGAGACAGGTGGCCGGGTAATCACAGCAGCTGAGGACATTGCCCTGTTAGTGGGCCAGTCGGAAGCACTGAAGCAGCTGGCACAGGTAGAACCTCTCCTGTTTGTAGACAGGTCTGGGATGACGGACATGGACAACGGTACTCGCCTAACTGTCTTCAAAGAAGTAGCCACTATCTTGGCAGGGATACCATCTTCAGGCAGGAACATCCTGAAGGCACGTATGATGCAGAATCATAACATCATCCGTAGTCGGCAAGGCAGAGCGCGTATCCGTGACGACTTCAACCATGCCACTGAGTTGGCGGTAGCCATCGGCTTCCAGCCATCAGCAGAGTCCAGGCTACGTGCTATTGAGGAACGGAACTTCGATAACAAGGAAGCTGTCAAGGAAGCTACCGATGTGATGATACGTGTGTGGCATCGTTACATTTACACGCACAACCGGGACAATGCTTACGCTGACCAAGTACGAGCAACCAAGCAGATACTGGATGAGTCACTGGGGAACCCGGCATTAGTGGAGGATTTCCATAAGGCACTGGAGTCCCGTATACTTGAGAACCCAGAGACAGCAGAAGACAGAGCATTACGGGAATACTTCCGTACTACGGTATCCGGTGATGTAACGCAAGGTTTGATTATGGACAATGAGCGCATGTTCAGCCCTGAGAAAGTGTTCAGCACTAACCCAGTAATCGTACCATTTGCAGACACAGTACAAGACGCACCTAAAGTAGAGGATTAAGCATGGCAGGCCCATTCAGCAGCACAGGTAATCAGGCAGTAGATATTACACCAGTGCAATTACAAGGCGGATTCACTCCAGCCCCAAGTTTAGCGGAGGCAGGCGCAGCAGCATTAGGTGCTGTTCTTCCTGCTATCCGAGAGGAACGTATCAAAGACATTCAGGAAGATGTCACTAACCAGACTGAGTCTATCAAAGAGGCTCTGCTGGCCCAACGTAACCCGGCACTAGCCAAGTCCCTGTTCAAAGAGGAGGCACTGGCTAACCCTATTACAGCGCAGGCATTCAAGGAGTTCACCCAGATTCAGGATGCAGCTGCGTCAGGTAAGCTGCCCCGGCAGTTTGCCCTTGAGCGTCTGGAAGCTATCCAAGATACAGCCATCGCTAACGCTCCTGAGTTTGAGAAGGAGATTCGTGCAGCCATGACCACGGCTACCGGGATAGACCCGAACAGGGCTACCTTTGCTGACCTACTGAGCACTCAGAAGCAGGCCCTATCAGCCGAGCAGAAGGCATTCGAGAAGCTACAGATTGAAGCTATCCAGAATGGGGTAACTGTGGAGCAGCAGCAGGAGTTCAACAACGTGGCCCTGCAAGCACAGCATGCACAGAATGTACTGAACCAGCGTAAAGCCAATGGCACCTACTCCTTACTGGATACCCAGAAGGAAGTAACCCATAGAGGTGGTGTGATTATGCTTGACCTACTGGGACAAGTACGTCGTCAGGCACAGGGTGGTGAAGTTACTCCAGAGTTTATGGCTAACATCAAGACTCAGGCCAAGGCTAACATTGCAGCGTCTATCAGTGCCATTACTGCGGCATCAGATGGTGTAACCGGGCCAGAGATTGCGGCAGCTATCAAGCCACTGGAGCTATTGAACGATGCTATCGACGGTATGGCTGATGATGGTTCCCTGTTGAAGCTGACACAGAACAACAACCTGTTAACCAAGTCCCTACTGGAGGACGCATTGCTACGTATGCCTGAGCATGCAGCAGCATGGACATTTGGTGGTGAGCGAGGCTTCCAAGCATTGCTAGATTACCAAGCACAGGCCCCTACTAAGGCCAGTGAGCAGGTACTTGCTGAACTCAGCCCTCGTGCAAGGGGTGCATTCAAGCTACGTCAGGTAGCATCATCCGTTGTTACCAAGCAGTATGGCCTATTAGGTAGTGGTGTCCCGGCAGAGACAGCGGAGGACAGACAGGGCCGACTGGTTGCAGCTGGCTTAGTGTTTGCTACTCCGGGTATGGAAGAAGAGAAGTATGTGACAGCTGAGAAAGAGATGAATGCTCTGGGTGAAGACCACGTATGGACAGCCTTTGCCAGTCGTAAAGTTGCAAACGCAACCAAGACAAGCAATGCACTGAAGGCTTCACTCATCTCCCTACAGGAGAGTAACACTTCAGGGTTAGCTCAGGAGTTTGCACAGCTCCGGGCCAATGGTGCTAACGTGGACGCATTCAAGTTCGAAGGAGATAAGCTGACATTTGCCTTCGATGCTGGTACTACCTCCGGGGGAATAGCGCCCGGCGTCAGTGACACCAGTGCAGAACGTGCCTTTGTTGCACGATTTAACCGAGCCAATCAAATATCCTCCCTGCATCGCCGTTCAGGTAACTTGCCAGCAGCACGTTACACTAACACTGAGCAGTACTGGGAGACAGTAACCACATTATTTGATAAGGAAGTCGCGGAGAAGTCTGGACAGCCACAGACTAAACCACCTGCTAATGTAGTGCAGTGGGGTCGTGATGAACAAGGTAGGCCAATACGTCTTAAGTAGGATTAAGTTGTCGATATTAGGATTGATATTAGGAGCGTACATGCAACAGATACATTTTGAGGGGATGCTTCACTCATTCCCTGATGACTTCACGGATGATGATATCAGTGCTGCACTGGATGCCTTCAAGCCATCACTGGCTGTTGAAGACCCACTGGAGCAAGAGATAGAATTTAGCAGTGCTATGCAGGATGGTATCCACCAGCCGGAGCTAGAAACTATCTCAGCAGAGGAAGAAGCAGAGCTATTCCCTGAGAGTACGCAGGAGGCTCTGTCAGAGGAGCTACCAGCACTCAATACCAAACAACAGATGTTCCGAGATAACATCGTACAGATTGAAACAGGGGGATTAGACGAGACATTCATACGTACACAGGTGAATGGGAGTGGAAGTAGTGCTTATGGCCCCATGCAAATCACTCGTGGACTGACGAAAGGATACCTTGCCACTAAGAGCGCACTGTTCACAGAGAGTGAGCTGTCAGCCATGAATGAGATGGCAGAGAGACAACGGATATCTCTCAAGATAGGCGGAGTTGATTTACCTCGTTACCAAAAAGGAGGTAGTGAGCATGCACAGGCCAAGGTATGGGCTGCACGTTACGGCTTCGACTCAGTGGATGAGTTCCTAAAGGCTTTCGATTACGGGGGTGACTTAGGTTTAGCAGGTAATGCAGAGTTTGAACTGAGTTATGAGAAGTTTGCAAGGAAGATGTTGAACGACCACTTGAAGGGAGCAGGTGGAGATGACTTGGAAGCTGCCAGTCGATGGCATGGTGGCCTGAACTGGAGCAAGGCGAAGAGTAAGAAGGGGACTAAAGCGTACCGGAAGAAGTACGAATCCCTGAAGACGGAGTAACCCCTTGGGGTGTGCAGTACTTTACAGCAGGCACTAAAAAGCCCCAGCATCAGCCGGGGCATTCCTCTCAGAAGTTAACGATGTTCACTAAAACAATCACACCAGCAGTGAGCTGAACTACCCACATACTAATCTGCATTAGCACTAATCTACTCACCATACTTAGCCAATAGTACTGCCACATAAGCAGCTCTGCGCTTCTTGGCGTTAGACACATCAATGGCATCTACACCCAAAGTAAGTAACACCTTCTTCTGTGTATCAGGTGGGCATTCCTTTTGCCATTCGATAGCGGCCTTTTCTGCACGAGCTTCCAGAAAGGAGATGCCGTGGTGTTCAGCGTAAGACTTAATCTTATGGCAGGGCTTACAGGCCAGCTGTAGGTCATCGGGAGTTATCTGCATCAGTGACCGGAGCCACTGTTCACACTCCTCCCAGTTACGGAAGCTACCAGCTCGCACAATATGGTCAACCTCTACCTCTGTTTGAGGAAATACTCCCCCACATATGTCACAGGGTAAGGCCCAAACCTCTTTACGAACTCCAGTAAGCTTATCTCTTTGCTTACCGACGTTGGCTCTAACTCTTCGGGACTTCTGGTACTGTACCTTAACCGGGTGACGTGACCATGCTCTGCGCATTTGTCCCCGGAGCCATGTGAAGTAGGCTGCTTTGGTAGACCAGATTTCAGGTAGGTACTCCCACGGTTCGGGTCTTTCACTCATAACACCACCACATCAGCATAGGCCATCACTTGTTTATACACATCACGGCCATACTCGTAGTCAGCAAACTGCCATATAATATCAAGGGAGTCCTCTTGATTAAGGGCAGGGCCAATGAAGTATAGCTTGAACTTATGACCATGCTTCTCCATCTTTGCTACGGTATCTTCATTAAGCTCTGGGTATAGGATACTGAGTACCTGCTCAAGGTTAACTGGCTGGTGATTAGGATTCTTAGTAGTGATATACTTCATGACACATAATCCTCCACCAACTTATCGAATGCAGCTTTACACTCGCCTGCATTCTTGAATTCCCAGACAATGCACTTCTCTCTGCCGGGTAATGTGAACTCCATGTAGGTAGGGACATGGCGGTCTATCCTAAAGGAAGCTACCAGCTCCATATTAACCGGGGCATTGCGGTGCCCACCGTACTGTACATAACTACTCATCTCGCTGTGCCTCCGTAGTACCTTCCATCAGTACATTAGTTAATGTCGCATTCAGTTCCCTGATGGCAGCTGTCATATCATCCAGTGATGTAGCCACCGACTTATTGAGCTGCATCTTGATGAGCTTTTCCACGATGGTATGGATGTTCTGGAAGTATCCATAGAACTCAGAACTCTCCTCCCCCTTGGTTATGTAGTGCCTGTTCAGGGTGTATGCCCTGTTATCACAGGTTAGGGAAAAGGTGTTGCGGCCTATCTTAAATGTAACGTCCATTATAAATCCTCTTCATAAACAGCAATATAGCGGTTACGTCCTACTCGCATTAAGCGGTAGTTCTGTATCTCGCAGACTTCATCACGTCCGTAGCCTATGTGTCGCATCTCCTCCATCTGCATGAGAGATACGCACTGCAATCGAGGCATCACTGCATGCCGGACGATATCACACCGGATGTCGATGTGCTTCTCATGGAGGTGAGCATCACCACCAAGGAAGGTGACATGCCTCTTGTTGCTCATATCTTCTTGCCCCCGGCAGCTGCACGATTCTCTGGCTTATGGTCGGCCCGTTGCGTGTTGTACTGCAACTTCTCTATCAATGCCCCACCTATGTCGAGGCCCATGGCCCCGGCCAAGTCCAGCACCCGGATGATAGTATCAGCCAGCTCCACCTCTACCATAGGACGGTGCTGTAGGTGGTCATCAATCAGGTCTTTACGTACACCCTCCAATGCCTCACTCACTTCGGAGTGAACAAGGCATAGCTTGGAAGCGATAATGTTTGGGTCAGTGGCATCAACACCCTCCCACCAGCCTGCTTCCTTAGCAAGGCCGTGGCATAGCTCCTGTAATGCACCGATGTCTCGCTTGTAGGCGTCGGGCCATATACGAAGCTGTCCCTTGTAGTTAATCATAAATGCTCCTGTATCTGTATTTGCGTAGTTCATTGGTTGATTCTGGGCCGGGAGGTACTGGCTCCTCCGGCTCTGGTAATGGGGGTGCAGGCTCCTGCATATACTGGTCAATGAAGTGGCGGTTAACGTCAGCAGCATCATCCCTTCTGACTGTACCTCTTTCAGGTTTAGTGAACACTATGCCGTGGTTACTGAAGTTAGGGCCACATCCCGGCCTCCATGCACCGGGGAAGTTGCGCAGGTTCTCAGGATTACCGATGTGTGTACAGCTGCCACATGGTGCTGGTGAGGTGGCACAGTGGCAACATCCGTAACTATCATACCAGTCATCGTATGCAGCCTGTGCATCATCATTCAGACATTGATATTCATGAGAAGTTAGGTAGTCGGACATCTCTTCCTCCATTCTATGTAAATGTTCCCGGTGGTAACGTCTGTCATCTGACGGTACTCATAGTCGGGATGAGGTTTAGGTTGGATGTATCCCCTCATGGGTACACCCTTCTGCTTCATCAAGGTCTCGACTGTGAAGGTGTAATCACACTCCACCAGTTCTGCCTTGGTTATGCACACCTTGCCACTAGCTTTTATCATAGCGAGGGTGCGGCATGTTCTTAACAGCTTGGTATACCTTCTTCACTACCGGAGCTGACAGGGGTTTGGTCTTGCCTACACGTTTAGCGTGAGCCTCTACCTGAGCTGCTGCTACAGCTTTGAACTCTGCCTGAGTGTAGTTGTGTACCACATTAGAGTATGTGGTGGTGCATTCCGGGGCTGTCTCTAACAGCTTACGTGCTTTGTTGGGAGTCATCTTCATGGTTATACCTCCCACTCAATCTTGACGGTAGCCACTACAGAGGGTGATGAATTATCTTTAGCTATGTCTTCAGATGCATACTGCTTACTGACATAACCGCAGGGGTAGACATTAACCCATGCTTCCTTTTTCTCAGGGACCATGAACAAGTCACGAGGACTATTATCACCATCGTCCCAGTAAGTGCCTTCAACTGTGTAACTGTTAATGCTCTCATCAATACCATAACTCCCCTTAGTCAAGGCTACAATAGGGAATTTATCATGAGCACTGCTCTTATCGAAGCAGATGATACGTGCTTGTCTACCGTCACGAGTTACTAAAGGTGCGCCAGCTTTGGCTGCTTCTAAATTAAATGGTTTCATTTCAGTTCCTTAACCCACATAGTGTGGGGGTTTCTTAGATTGTTGGATGTGTAACTTCTTGAGTGTTCTGTGAACAGTGTCCCTATCCACATTGAACTGCAAGGCCAGAGCTGCAACCTTCCTGTCCTTGGGGTGTTCTATAATCCAGAGGGTCAGTGCCCACACCCTTGCAGACACTGGCCTTCCTCCTTTGTTCTTGGTCAAACTATGTACCTTTGTGGAATGCCTCATATGCTTCGAAGCCCCGGCCCCACTCACGGGCCTCGTCACTCCGAACACAATGCTCATCCCAGTCATCGAAGACAATCAGGGACATCCGTAAGTTGGTGTACTCAGACACTGCCAGCAAGGTATCCAGACCTGAGTGGTGCTTGATATCCTTCTGGGCCAAGTCACCAGCTATTACCATAGTGGTATTCTGTCCCTGCCGGGTGACTAAGGATTTAGCAACAGCTGCATCCAAGTCCTCAGCCTCGTCCACTATGACGAAGGCATTGTCCCATGAACGGCCCTTAACCTGCTCCAGAGCCAACAACTCGATACGACCGTTAGCAAGGTATGCCTCATAGTGACCTACTCCGAGACGCTTCTTCAGGGTCTCTGTCACAGGGGCACACCAACCTTCCAGCTTCTCGTTCTTGTCACCTTTAAAGAAGCCAGCAGACTTACTCTTGCCCTCACATGGACGGGCCACGATGATACGCTCTACTTCTTTGGCACGTAAGGCATCAGCTGCCATGATGGAGGGAATGTAAGTCTTACTGCTACCAAGGATACCGATGCATAACACTACCGGGTCAGACTTGATGGCTTGGATGTATTCAGATTGCCGGGGATTCAATGGCACCAAGGGAGTCCAGTCACCTGACGCTCTTGCCTCCACCTGCTGGGCATTCTTATTCTTAGATTTCTTAGGGTACGGCATAGTTACCTACTCGCTCTTATGGTTACGTTCGTACTTCAACTGTACTCCTAAAGCGGTAGCTCTGTGACGTACAGTATTAGGGGAGAACCCAAGACGTGCGCCCACTTGCTGGGCCGTGTACTTGTGTCCGTTCTTCTTCAACCACTCAGACTCTGGCCCAGTGAACCTCTTCTGTGGGTCAATGTTCTTGCGGTCAGTGATACGTCGAACAGTGTCAAGTTCAACGGCATTGTTCAATGCTCGCAGGTCTTGTAAGTTCATAAGCTTCTCCACTCCTTCCGTTCTTTCTTGGTGGTTAGTTCGATAGCATTCAATGCTACATCAGCACAGCTTTTGCAGGTGAGCATGTTGTCCTCCACCTGTGCATCTTGGACGTACACCTGACACAAGGTCTCACCGTCCACTGCACCCCGGAGGTGGTACTCACCATCCTTATTGATTACCTTAGCCATAGCTATTCCTCAATCAGACCGAGATTACGTAAGGCGTACTCCTTAACAGCGTCCTCGTCAAGCTGCTCAAGGATATACTCCTGACTGGTTTCATCCTTAAGGTAATCTAACACCTCATCGTCAGGGGCAAAGCGTAGTAGTTCTTCGATAGGCACATTAATATCAACATTAATATCAGGCATTTACTTATCTCCCAGCATCTCTTTAACGATGCCATCTTTGTAGGGTTTGATTAACTCGGCAACTGACTCAGCTTCAGGGATGTACTGGTCATCAGGGTAACGCAGCATGTACAGCAGGTCTGCATTCTCCCTGAACACTTCCACAGTAGGGACAGTTACTTCCTTATCGGGACGCTGCTCACGCAACTCCTGTACAAGGTCAGCGTCGTGGTACTCCGGGTCGTTATACTTCTCATCCCACCACCAAGGCTGGTAGGTTACATTGTCACCATGCTTGATGATGTAGCAACCATACACATGCAGGCACATCTCAGCTGAAGTCTCACACTCAGCTAACTTATCCACCCACTTATGCTTGGCCCCCACTCCCTTAAGGCCGGGGATGTTATCAGCAACATCACCTACCAACATCTGGGTATAGAAGGCCAGAGCACCTTCACGCTCATCCACGAAGTACACACCTTCGTCCTTCTTGTTAGGGTTAACGTGCTGACCTATCTGTTGCTCCAAGTCCTTATCGATAGCAGCAAGGATAGCCTTCTGGTCAGGCTTCCCGGCACTGGCATGCATAAACATACAGGCTGCGTCATCAGCCTCCCACTTGGCATACGTCTTAGCCTTGTGCTTCTTCTTTAGGTGGTTACGGATTGCTTGGTAATGTTCCGGCTTCTTCATACTGTCCCGGTTCCCTTTGTACTTCTTCAGGGTGGCCCGGTAGGTGCGGAAGCAGGCACCACCTTTAGTGAGTAGGACAATCTTGCGAGTACTACCAGCCAACTTCATCAGGTCATGTACCCACTTGTCGATAGCCTGAATGCTGGTAGCTTCAGGAAGTTTGTGCTCTACATAATCGTAGGTGATGGCCTCCTGTTCTTCAGTGGTCAGTGTCTTGAACCACTTGTTGTACTTACGCTTGTCGTCGTAGGTGGCGATAGGCTTACCATCGACGATAGCATAGTGTGTCTTCTTCTCGGCAATGAAGCCGCAGGCATAGACAGCAGAGTCGGCATCGATACAGAGTACCTTGTCTACCTTAGTGGAGCGTTTGCGTGATGCCATTTAACTCTCCTTGCGCGTCGGCTAATGCTGTACGGACGTACTTGAACTCTTCAACTAACCCCAGCTCCTCAGCATAAGGTTCAGCTATGTCCAGTACTGCTCCAGCTAAGGACATGGCATGGTTGACGCCACATTCCACCGGACATAGGCCCAAGCCAAGGGTATAACCTGTCACGTTATTGCACAGGTTGCCTCCATTAGGTTCCCGGAGAAGGTTAACCAGTAAGTGTATGTGCGGCTCTACGCCGGAGTCATTGTCCCCTTCGAATTTAGAGATAGGGCTGCTGGATACGGCCTTTGACCAGTTAAGTAGTATAGTTTTTAGTTCCATGATTCAGGTTCCTCTAAGTAGAATATGCAAGCGGGACAGAATGCCCCGGTGTTGGGTTCAAGGGGTGCCCCACATTCCTGACATTCAGGTGGTTCCTCATAGTCAGGGGATGCAGGGTGATAAGAGTGGGAGCGAGTATCTTCCATAGGTACTCCTAAAAGGGTATGTCGTCATCAAAGAGATATCCGTCATCTGTCTTAGCGACGGGTCGAGATTTGAAGATGCACCAGTGTCTGTCTAATACAATGTTAGCGCCATGAGGTATTGGCTGTACTGCTACCAACACCCCAGACTCACAACTAACAGACTTATTAGTTGCTAGTACCCTGAACTCGATTCCCTTGGTGCGGCGGTCGAAGTTGTCCAAGGTCACAATGTCCCCCACAAACAGGGGACACTGCTTATCGGCTATGTCTACTCCGGGATATCTTCGTCGTACTCCTCCTCATCTTCAGGCTCATCCTTGAGGTAGTTACCGTCAACAATATCGGTGTACTTGTCGTAGAGGCGAGCTGCCTCCTTCTCAATCAGGGCTTGGAAGGCGTCAAACTTCTCACCCTTCTTGGCCGGGAGAGTTACCGCTCCGGCTTCGATAGCTGCTTGGATAGTAGCAACCGCTGTGTTCTGGCAGGACTGTAAGCGAATCAGATTGTCCTTTCTATCCCAGTCTACTTCTGCTTTCGCAGCACCACCGCCTTTACCTTTAGATGCAGGGGCCTTGCGGCCACCGCCAGCTGGCTTGCCCCGGCCACTGCCGCTGCTCTTACCACGACCACTGCTACCACCACGACCAGAAGACTTGCCACTAGACTTACCACGGCCCTTGCCGCCAGACTTACCGCCACGTCCTGACCGCTTCGGTTCCACCAGCTCGATAATTTCAAGCGAGTCGATGTCCACATTCTCATAGTCACCGTTCATCTCTACGTCGAACTCAATCTCTGAGCCTTCACCGAACTCAGGCGCATCGAAACCATAGCCGAACCACTCGTCCTCGCCATCAACATCGACACAGATGTTATAAATCTTACCGCCATTACGTGTATCTTTCGCGGTAATCTTCTGCACTACACCATATACTTCAGCCATCATGCTTCTCCTTTTAGGGCTTTAGTTAAATCTCTTAGCGATATATCTCCAAGGATATATGCGCGCTTCTTGATGTCCTTGTATGCCTTACGTTTGCATACAGGATTTAGTACTGCGGTGTACTTGGTCACTACTTTAGGAGTAGCCAAGCTACCCGGCACCAGTTGTTCCATCACCGTACCTTCATTGGTCTTGTTGTAGGATGTCGCACATCCAAACACCAACTTACGCAGCACTTTAGCTTTACGATTGTTCATAGCTCTACTCCTGTGTGAGGGTGACGCTTGAGCCTGCTGTCATGGGTGCCACTTTCAAAGAACACTTACCAGTCCAGCGACGAAGCTCACCGACATTGCTCAAGTTGATAACTACATCATCAGTGACGCGCATTACCACGTTCCCAGTGTAACTATCACCTACTACCTGATACAGTTTAGAGCACTGCATCGCATTCATTGGTATTACTGTTGACTCACAGTTACTTGTACTCTTAATAGGCATAATCAATCCTTTACCCAATCAGTGTTAAGTTTCGAATAATCAATCCCTTTCATCTTGAAGGGAGGCATAGGTGAACAAGCATACTCCTCACCCTTACCCCAGTTCGGGCCTATCTTCACGCCGATACCGAGGGGAACGTTAAACTCTACGTTGTATACCTCCTTGAGGTAGTGGTATACCAAGTATGTGAAGGCGTACTTACTGCACTCACTAAACTCAGCATGTTCATCGGGATGCAGCTCGGAGATAGCCGAGTCATGCACCGTGTTAACTAAGAAGGACTTCATTGTACGCATGAGGTGCCACAGATACACTACCGCAATAGGGATAATTTCTCCCGTTGCGAAGTGCTGAATAGGATAGTTCTTGATGTTAGTGGACTGACTAACGTAGCCACTAGCATTCATCTTGCAGTGTGGGAAGTAGAACGTAAAGCCATGAGGCAGCTTAACTTTCTTCTTCACCAGTGCTTGGTCTATCCAGTTCTGCTGGGCATTAGCCACACCATCGTAGTGCTTGGCAAACCACTCATAGTATTTAACCTGTCCCTCTGTACCACTCTGCCCACCAAACAACGGCTTGAATGTGTCAGCCTTGGCAGCAGTACGCATGGCACCAGTCACCTTGTCCTTGGCTACATCATTGATTACCGAGGCAGACTGTACGTGTACATCCACACCGTCAATAATCTCCTGTGTTGCTGTCCGGCACTGGCCCATAAAGCCAGCGACACGGAACTCCAGCTGACTACCATCGGCCTCACCCATACTCCATCCGGGGTTACGGGCACACATAATGGGCTTGAACTCACGCTTAAAGTTCTGGAACTGTACCGACTTAGTGATAGGCTTACCCTTGTCATCCAGCACATGCTTAAAGGTACGGTTGATACCACTTGAGGACAAGCGGTGTGTCACCGTCACACACTGGTTGAACTGGGCAAAGAAGATAGGGTCTTCCTTGTCCGGGTCAGTCACCACACTGTTGAAGAACAGGAGGTTCTTGGTAACGTCGGCATTGTACATGGAGTAGTTCTTCTTCAGCTCCACGAACTGCTTCTGCTTCTTGGTGGTGGCCTTCAGTGCCAGCAAGTCTTCAGTCTTGGTGCTGTAGATAGGGGTGGCATTCCTGCCCTTGCCCTTCATCTTCGGCTTAAACTTCAGGGTCTCATAAACAAACTCCCTGACTTGCGGTACACTCCGGGGATTGATTCCCCCGGTGAACTCATCCAACTCAGCAGCTGCTTCAGCCAGCTTGGTAGCACGTTCAGTGTACAGTTCCTTTACTGCCTCACCGTCCAGACACATGCCCTTACTTTCAATGTCAGCAAGTGGCATCGATAACAGGCACCGGGTATGGATGTGAGGTAACAGCCCTCGCTTATGCATCTTCTCCCGTTGCTTCAGGAACACCTCACGAGTCTGCAAGATGTCAGAGTTGCAACGTTCGACCAGCATAGACCGGGGCATATCTTCAGGGTCAACACCTCCCTTCATACAGATGTTAATGAAGTCATCCTTACCTGCCTGACCGTACATCTTGGAGATGTGGTCAAGGTTCAGAGGTGTCTTACGATTACCATTGAATACATACTCAGCTATCATGGTGTCGTAGAGGATAATCTTGTAGGGGTCAATGCCTGCTCGCAGCATCCAACCTATGTCGAACTTCCCGTTATGGGCCACAACAAAGTCGGCCTCTTCCATAGCTTCAACCAACTCACCATACTCCAGCTGGTTGCCATAGATGTTATGTGCTGGGCCATCCAGCCCGACACACCAGCTACCACATACTGCATTGTTCTGGGGCCAGCATGGAGCAGGACTACCACCATCTCCCTTGGTGTTGGTCTCAAGGTCGAGCACCACAAAGTTATTGGACAGGTAGATATCTGGGTCAGGATTGAGTAGCCAAGGCGGAAGCCGGGCCAGTACCTCTTCAGGTACATATCGTAGTACCGGGTGTGCTCTAGTCATCAGTCACCGCCATACATTCCGGTGTTTCATCACAGCCGAGGTGCCGGGAGAAGTACATGTTGCCCTGACTATCTGCTTCATACTCCGCTACCGTACAGCCTAATGCCGTCAGTGCAGTTACCGGAACATCGTAACCCAGCACACCAGCATTACCACGATAGGGGTAAGCCTCTACCACCTGACCTACAGCTGCCTTGCAGTCGGAGAAGCCACCATCTGTTAGTATTCTTACTTTAACTTTAGGCATCTACCACCTCCACTTCCTCTTTGAGAAATGTCAGGGTGGTGCTGTCATCACTACAGTCATGTAACCCAAAAGGGTTATCACACTCCCTGAGTACAGAACATCCTACAGCTTCCAAGTCACAGATATCTATAGCACAGGCCCCCTGCGTTTTGTCATGTGCGTAGAACTTGAGGCCGACAGCAGGCTTCAGGTCTGTATAACCGCCATCACATAGTAACTTAACTTTAATCATCGCCTATCCCTCTTAGCATGGAGACCTCAGCCACAAGCTGTACAATTACAGCACTGTGCTCGCCTCCTAGTTTGTTTTTGGTAACGTTAAGTACACGTCTACCCATTTGTTGATAGTTGTCGTCCATCCCGATGCCTATCATCACATCGTACTGCCCTTGCACACCTACATTGGAGTAGTACACGTCCTTGATGGTGAGGTATAGCTTACCGATGGCCTTCTCATCAGCCTGACTGAGGCTTACGCCTGCAATCTTATGCTTGGAGTAGAACATACGCATTGTGTACGCCAGCTTCTCAAGTAGCTGCGTCTTCTCCGGTTCCTTACCACCACCCTTAGCATTGAGCGTAAGGTTGGACAGCTGGTCTATCACCACAACATCAGGCATGTACTCAAGGATGAGTTCTTGTACCTGTGGGATACTGCCGGGGGAGAGATGGACAAAGATTAGGTTGTCCCAGCCCCGTGTCTTAGCGAGCCGTGTAGCTGCGTCCTTGTTCTTTAATACCTTGGCTAGGGGCCAGCGACAAAAGCGGCACAGCATGCGATTCAGGTACATATCCGCTGACTCTTCGTTACCGAAGTACATAGTCAGCTTACCTGCATTAGCAAAACCATAGGCTGTATTGATAGCAGTGGCAGTCTTACCACATTCAGGTGGTGCATACAGGAGCAGGTGACATCCGGCAACCAAGCCTCCACCTATCACCTTGTTCAGTGCAGCAGGCAGCATAGGTATCCTGTTGCCATGCTCCATGGACTCGGTGAACTCCTCAGCATGGGCACCCTGATAAATCTTAGGGCCATCTGCATTGTCTGACTCTTCGAGACCTACCTCTGTGAGCTGCTTGTACTTGGCGAGCAGTGGCTCTGCCTTGTCATGTTCCCCGGCCACAAGATAACTCCCGGCCAGTTCAGAGCATGCCTTACGTTTCAGGTTGCAGTAATCCTCTAAGATGTTGGCAACTGATACATCCTGCATGTTGTTAATGAACTTGGTGAATGCCTTCTCATGCTTGGGGTACTTATCAATGAGCCGTGTCAGTATGGACTCATCATCTGCATACTCGGCTTCAGGGTCACGCTTATAGTAGGCAGCAGCCTCCTTAAGCACCAACTCCCCAAGGTCTGACAGGTCTCCCTGTTCGTAGAACTTCTGGACTACAGCAAAAGCATGGCGGTCTTGGAGGACAGCTGACATTATCTTTTGCTCAGACACTATGTTGCCTCCTTCATCTCACCTGTACTTAGTGCATCATCTTTGCACACATGCCAGCCTTGAGCATCGGCAGGAGGCTGGCCGTCGTACTTGGCATTGACAGTCCACACATCACCATGAGCATCTATATCGGTGACAACGAAGATTTGCATAGGTTCTGGAAGCTCCACACCGTCAGGGTTCCACTTATCGGTGGGGTAGTAGGCTTTACCTACCTGCATTAACTTGTCCATTAGATGTACTCCCATGTGTGATTACGTTGGTTGAATGTGTAACGTGGCGTGGTACTGCATGGGTCTTTGTACTTATTGAGTACTTCAAGTACCTCCTCTTTCTGCGCATCAGTGGGACAAGGAAGGTACTCTGTCAACATGTACAGTGTTCCCTCCGTGTTCAGTTTATACACCAGTTGTGCAAAGGTACTCGTAGGTATGCTGATATCCATGAAGCATCTCCTTTAGATTAGTGATTCGAAGGTAGAGCGTAGCCGTCGGACAGTCATGTCCTTCGGGTCGGCTCCAGTTAGTGGTATCGTCTGCGTGTTGAAGCAGAGCGCGACACTCTGACACATCTTCACAGCTTTGACAACTGCGTCAGCATCAAGGACAGGTATCACGGTGTCCACACCTAACCCTAAGATGGTATCTATATGTTCAGGATACAGCGACGTACCTCCCAGACAGCAGGTGGGTAGCTTCAACTGTGAGTTGATACGCAAGGCACTGGGGTAGTCCTCCACCAGTACCACTCTACTTTGCTCATGTATCTGGGATAGTATCCGCATATGAGGCAACAACAATCCTCCCACTGTAGCACGTACTGGCTTCCATATTGCCTTGGGGCCGAACTGTTTACAGTTAGCCAGCTCAGGATAGTACCGGGCAATGTAGCCCTGTAGCTTGCCGGACACATGATACTGGGGATAGTAAACTCTCCCGTCCTTCTCACAGTACCTCACATTTTGCAGCCATGCTGGGTCTATCAGGAACTTACGTTCAAGGAATTGTATCTCTTCGAACAGTAGCTTAGTCAGTTCCCCCTTGAACAGCTTCACTTTCTTGGTCTTCTGTTGTACTCCTGTGTCCATCCCCTTGCTGTCCGTGTAGCCAGCGAAGCCACAGCTAACACGAAAGCAAATGAACTTGATGTTGTTACCGTCCCTCGTAATGTTAAAGCTTCCAGCCTTACCACACTTGGGACACTCGCAGCTGCCATCTGTCTGACCATCAGGCAGGGATAGCGCCAGTTCCTTGACAGCTAGGCGCAGGTCTTCACTGCTCATCACCGTATAGGTCGTCGAAGATACGCTGACATTCCGCAGCATCCAGAGTCATTACCTCATTAGGTTTATGCTTCTGGGTGTAGGAGATGACCCCACTCCGACAGTCAATCCGGCAGAAGTTATCCACCGACTGACGGATACGCTTGAACATCACCTGTGTAGCAACAGGTAGGTGATTGAAGCTGAATGGTACAGCATGAATGTTAGAGCGGCGCGCTCTTACTAGGGTACGAATGTCACGTTTAGCCATCGTCTTGATTTCCTGTTATTAAATGTCCTGCATAACCGGAGGCAACAGCCATCCCATTATCGTACAGGATTACAGTAGGTTGTGGGTATACCTTGTTATCATCAGGGTATATGTCTTTAATTACTATGCCGGACTGCTGGCCCAGCTCACAGTGAGGGGCAGCTGATATGGTTACACGGGAATGCTTATTCAACACCTTGCACATACCTATCAGGCAGTCAATCAGTTCACCCGTAAGCTCAGCCTCTGACTGGCTGTGCTCCGTGTCACTGCTGTTGTGTTCCCATGTCATGCAGCATCCAAGTACCATCTTGGTCAGGTACTCAGCCTCTATCCCTGTTACCACTATCTGGATAGGCTGGTACATGTGTAAAGGATTTACAACGTACACCATGTAGCTAAAGCTCTGGCCTATATCAGTCAGTAGTTCCAAGGAATTCAGCCTGTCAATTACATGCTGCCGTTTACTCTTCGCCATCCATACCACCTCCGTTTAATATCTCATCAGTTAGAGTTACATTGGCTACTCGTGAAGGTTTATCTACACGGGCCAACTCAGCGAGGATAGCACAGAACATTGCAGCTGCAACGTTCCCATACCATAGGACAACAGCACCTATTAAGAGGTACAAGTAGGAGATTAGTGTTAGCTCCTTGCCATTGCTCACCCATAAAGCAAAGTATTTGGAGTGATTCAAGATACATCCTTAGTTGTTGGTGGGTCAAGCATAGGCACTCGGAGAATGCCCATGATAAACCCTACTACTAAAAGGGTATGTCATCATCTTTATCAGGAGCATCGTCAGGGTCGCCGTCACTCTGATAGACAGGCACCTTTGATACTTCAGTAGGCCATTGAGGTGCTACCTTTACCACATCCCCCGGCGATAGCTTATGATGTTCTATCCATGCCAAGGTTTCAGGTGCGGTGGTCTGCTCATTCACCCTGATTGTTATATCAGGCCGTGAACCTGCACCATCCTGCTGCCACATGGACAGCTTGATAATGTGGCCTGCTATCTGCACCTGTCCGGTGTAGTCGGGGTGCTTAGGCTCCCGCTTGTTGCGATTAAGCCACATGGCACCACGTCCGTCATGCTTGGGGTCAGCCATAGCTACCCCCAGTACCAGATAACCGCAGCTATGCCGATAGTAATCACTACCTCTATGACTACAGCCTTGCGGTTCATTGCTGCCCTGTCACGGTGATACTGCATGCGGTTTTGTATCTCTTGATTGCTTGGGTACATGTTAATGTCCTCCGGTGTACTCGATGTAGTACTCATACAGTGTACCGTGTTCATTATAACGGCCAGTGTACGCATTGAACAACAGACCATGCGTTACTGCATGGTGTATCAGTGCTGCAAATTCAGGGAAGCTGTTGGTATAGAATTTCATAGCTGCACCTCCTTAAAGATGATACTTCTGTTATCATCCCTATCAGCAGGCAGGCATTGCGGCACCTGTCCACAAGGTTTGTTACCAAAGGCACATTCCAGACAGCCCATGTCTTCGGTGTCATCCTCACCCACATACAGTATGCCTTTGTCGTAGAACTCAGTGGCGGTACGCTTCTGTTCCTCAGTCAGGGGTGTACATATCATGGTGTCCATTACTCACGCTCCAGTACAGTATAGAATTCTTCGTGGTTCAGGTTGATATTAACACCATCATCCACACGTTGGGCGGTACGCTCGGACACGTCACCGCACTGAATAGTATCTACCACTTCGTCATTACTATGCTGACGTACTTAGATATAGTAGCCCATTACTTAGACCCTCCCTTGATAGTGTGTGCACGTTGGATAGCTGACAGTTTACGCCATGCACTCAGACCCGCATCTCTCTTTAGGTCAGGGCTATACTCGTCGTGATTGTACGCCTCCTTGAAGCGAGCAGTTGCACAGTTCAGGCGGTGAGATATCTCCACTATCTCGGCAGCTGTGAGGGATACCTCGAAGGTGGCATGTTCAAGGTGCAGCTGGTGCAGTGCCTCGCCTACTGTGCTTGTACCTTCATCAGCTTGTATGATATCCAGCAGTGTATAAAACTGCTCATGATACAGAATACCAGAACGAATCACTGCTTTAGAACTAGAACAATCACATGCTGATTGCATAGCAGAGCCTATATTAGCCAGCATATTCAACGACATGTCTGCTGGGATGAAGTCGTAAGACGTGCGCAACTGTCCGGCATTCATGGCATGCTGCGCAGTCTTGTGTGTAAAGGTGTTGTAAGAACTAATGCGGAAGGTTTTCATAGGATACTCCTTAATGAGTAGTGTGTATACAGTGGTGTTATGTATGCCCCCTTGCACAGGGCATAAGATAACTACACTGATTAGTTCAGGTCTACCAGCTCGTATTGGCCGGAGTCGATACGTTCCTGTATCTCCTTCTTGCTGGCAGTAGTGTTAAGCCACTGCTTCAGGTACTTCAGGGTAGTTGCAGAGTAGTCCCAGTAATTCTCGTCAAGTTGTATCTTACCGCCTTCAGCAGGACGACAAGCAATCATACTCTTGTAGGACTGGAAGTACTCGCCCTTCTCAGTGGTTACACTGTACTGGTTGGCAACAGGACGGTCGGAACGTGGGGAACGTAGGTTATAGACTTTAGTTTTCATGGCATGTACTCCTATTGTACAGGTGGAACAAGGGATTCAACTGTTAGTGCTTCCAGTGTAGGAAGTAGTGACGCCACTTCACTGACAGAGATGGCACCGACACTGACAAGGATAATGAGAGCTGCCAATAGCAGCAGTTTAGCGAGCGTGATAGTTTGCATAGGTCACTCCGTCATGCTTAAGATATAGATAGGTGGCATAGATGATACCACCCAGTAGTTTGTTAACGATGCTGCATAGGAAGTTAAACATCTGTGTACCCCAATAACTTTGCTATAGGTTTATCCATTAGATGGGGTCTGCCATTGACCTCCATCCAGCACCAGTAGGCTTTAGCACCCTCTGTCTCTGCCTCTCCCCACGTTACGGTGAAAGATTCATCGTCATAGTATGCTGGTAGTTGTTGCTGTTTCATGACTGTACCCCTATGTTGTAGGTTGCTAGTAAATACTCCATGCCTCTGGCTGCATCGTCGATAGCTGACTGTACTTCTGAGGCTTGCCAGCATTCAAAAGGTTCCCAAGCATGGTCGGAGATGAACTCCATTTGTTCAGCTTCGGTCAGGTCATTCCAGTCATCAGGGTAACGCTCTGTTAAAAAGTTGCCTGACGCCTCTTGTTCCAGAGCAAAGAATGTTAACTGTTTCATATCAGCCTCCAAATAAGTAGGGGAGTAGTAGGCAGTAGGCCAGTAACAAGGCCCACCATGTGTACGCTAGGAGCTTATGCTTCATCGTGCCAGCTCCATCCAATAGAACACACCATCTGCGTATCGCAGTTCCCAGTGCAAGGACTCAGCATAGAGGAACATTGCAGCCATGATTAAGGCAAAGCTACCCCAGCGAAAGGTGAAGCGTTTGATTTCAGTCCACATATTCCACCTCCCCAGCATTGAAGTAGTACATGAAGTCGTCATCTTCGAAGACGTTCGGTGCCAGCTGATGTAATATCCTGCCGGATATCTCCGCACACCCTTTGAAAGCATCCCCATGTATGCCCTTGTCCACTAGCTGGGCCTCTACAATGTGCCCCTCTATCAGGTGTGGGTATGAGTAGGTGCTTTTGATTATCTTAACTCGCATAGTTCTATCTCCTAATGGATAGTGCGGCGTTTGCCGTTGATGATGATGTACATCCGGGCGACGTTGCTATGGCAGGAGGCATACACTCTCCGTAGTCTGCCGTTGTACCGTGTTTTGTATCGGGTGGCGAGCTTGTCACCGTACCCTGTTGCAGTCTGTTGTAGGCCGTTAGTCTGCCATTCCAGTTCATGAACTTCGAGTTCAAGTTCACACTCTGTGCCATTGCCTTGCTCATTGGCAAGCATGGCTACAACTGTATCTTGCATAGTGTTGTAAATCATAATGTCACCTTATCAGGTTGTTAACATTAATAAGGACTCTCTACCCAGTGTTAAGTAACACATCGTCGGAGTGTAGGAGTCAAAGGAGGTCACAACATAAAAAGCCCTTATTAATTGCCAGTATTCCCATGTATTACGTGGTCGTCCCGCTGGTTCGGTCATGCTTGACAGGGTGCTCTGGTAGACTTGGCGATTCAATCCTTGAACCTATCGGCCCTCACTTGACCGTGTAAATGTAGTGCTCACTTCGGGAGTAACATCAGTGTTCAGCTATACTCCGTCAGCCTGACTATCCATGCATCACATCAACATGACACATCATGACTAACCTACCTCACAAGATAGTATGGTTATCCCTTACAAGGTTACGTAAACCTATCAGGTGATACCTTCGTATCGGGTAGCTATCAGATTGTGTGTGTCTCCGTGTTGCCTTGTGTAATCTAACTATCGTCCAAGGAATGGAATCGTGCAAGTAAAAAGATGAAAAAAGTTGTAATTAATTTGCAAGAGTATGAATTAACAGGGAATAAAAGTTGTATTTAATTACCATTGCTCGGTTGTCGTTGGCCTCCAAGCCACAAGACACACCAGCTGTATATTGCATCGCATGCGCGTAGCATACCGTGTGCCATACAGCATACCCCTTACGGGTAAATGTACTGGCATGGTTACTGGGTAGTCTATATCTGTGACAACTGCAATATCCATTCAGGGTTAGATAGTGAAAAATATCGGGCGTGACTGCCTCAAGCTATAGGCTTTCGGCGGGATCGTGACTGGGAAAC